CCTGGCGTCCCGACGGCTGGGACTGGGTCGATCCGGTAAAGGATCGCCTGGGCGAGCAGATGGACGTGCGCAACGGATTCAAGTCCCGCAGCCAGGTCATCGCGGAACGGGGCGGCGATCCCGAGGCTGTTGACAATGAGATTGCCGAAGACAATGCCCGGGCGGATCGGCTCGACCTTATTTTCGACAGCGATCCCCGGTACACCGCCAAAACCGGCACCATGCAGGATGCTGAAGACCGAGGATCAATTACGGAGTGACCATGAACGAGAGATATTTATCATACGTTGCAACCAGGATCGTCAATACGCCGCTGCTCATCGCACCGGATAAGCTCAACGTCATTCTCGGCGCAATCGGGGGGCGGATCGGACTGAAAACCGATGACGTTACCGGAAGTGTTATGGCGGATGATTCACGTCTCTATGCAGCATCGTCAAATCGATCAGTGACGCGAGAGGACAACGCATACATTGCCGTCATCCCTGTTTATGACACGCTGGTCTATCGCGCCTATGGCATGAATGCGTGGTCAGGGCTGACGTCCTATGAGCGCATCAGGGAAAGCTTCAACGAGGCCATGAATGATGCCTCGGTGAAAGCCATCGTGTTTGATATTGATTCACCCGGCGGCGAGGTGGCGGGCGTGTTTGACCTGGTCGATGATATCTACAATGCCCGGGGTACCAAATCCATCTATGCCGTCGCCAATGAAATGTCCTATTCCGCGGCCTATGCCATCGCGTCGGCAGCCGAGGAAGTATTCATTCCCCGGACCGGCGGTCTGGGGTCTATCGGCGTCATCGCCGTCCATGTCGACAGAAGTGGATACGACGCGGCCGCAGGCCTCAAATACACGCCGATCTATTCGGGCGCCCGCAAAAACGATTTTTCGCAGCACGAAGCGCTCTCCGACGAAGCTTTTGCGGTGATTCAAGGTGAGATCAACGATGTTTACGATCTCTTTGTGGAGACGGTTGCCCGGAACCGGGGCATGTCCGCCGCGGCGGTCCGGGAAACCGAAGCGGGCATTTTCCAAGGAAAACGGGCGGTAGAAATTGGCCTGGCCGACCATGTCATGTCATGGGGCGAGGCGATCACTACAATAACAGTGAAAGTACGAGGTATGAACATGAAAACAGTACGTGAACGGCTGGAAGCGGCCCTCGCCGACACACCGAAAGATGAAGCGGAAAGCACCCTTCGTGAGATGGGGTATTTCGCGGAAACTCCGCCGGCACAGGCTGCCGTTGATGTGGAGAAGATAACGGCGGAGGTGAGAGAGGCGTCCATGGAAGAAGGCAGACAGGAAGCACTTTCGTACTATCAGGAGGTTACGGAGATCTGCTCGCTGGCTGGCATGGACGGGATGGCTTTGACGCTCATTGAGCAGAATGTGAGCGTCGAGGATGCCCGGAAAAAGGTAATCGCCGCGAAGGCAAGCCGGGACGGAAAAGATGAAATCAGATCGACCGTCGGCGCGCTCTCGACGGGTGAAGTCAATCCGCTGATCGCCAACGCAAAAAAGCGATCGGAAGCACGGTAAGGAGGCGTAACTATGGGAAGCTTAACGGAAGGAAACAGACTGAATGACATCCTCAAATGGGAAGGAAGCAATCTCTTTTCCCGGGAGAAAGTAACAGTCCTGACGGGGCAGAATCTGTCTCTCGGGGCGGTTATCGGAAAGGTGACAAAATCGATTCCCGCCACCGGCACGCTCGAATCGGGAGCCAATGGCGAGTGCGCCGGCGTGAGTGGCGGGGCGAAAACACAATTAGGCACATATAAAGCCACCTGCACCCAGGCAAACGCAGTGGACAGTGACGGTATCTGGCGGATCGAGGCGCCCGACGGGACGGTTCTTGGCGATCTGACCGTTACCCAGGGAACCAGCGGGACCGGAACATTCACCGATCCGCAGATCAATCTGACCATCAGCTACGCGACCGGATACAATTCAGTTGATGATTGTTTCACGATCGAGGTGACAGCCGGAAGCGGCAAGGTTGTCGCAATTGACTTCGCCGCCGTGGACGGGTCGCAGAACGCCTGCGGTTTTGTCATCGCCGCATACAATGCAACGGACGGGGATGTTGACGGGGTCGCCATCGTGCGAGACGCCATCATCAACGCGGACAATCTTGTCTGGCCCGACGAGGCGACGGTGGACCAGAAGGCGGCGGCTCTCGTGGAGCTGAAAGCGGCGGGCATTATCGCGCGTCTCGCCGCGTAACACGGAACCGATTAAACGTATCATAGAGGAGACATAGACCATGCTTAATCCATTTCAGACAGACGCATTCACTATGGTGTCGCTTACCAAAGCGATCAATATCCTTCCGAACAATTACGGGAGGATCCGTGAACTGAACCTCATGCCGGGAAAAGGCGTCAGGACCCGCTCCATCGTCGTTGAGGAGAAAAACGGCGTGCTGACACTGCTGCCCACCATGCCTCCCGGATCGCCGGGAACGGTCGGAAAAACGGGCAAGCGCACCGTCAGATCATTCACCATTCCCCATATTCCCCATGACGACGTCATCCTTCCCCAGGAATATGAAGGGATCAGGGCATTCGGATCAGATACCGAAATGGAAACCCTGGCCGGGATCGTGAACGACCATCTGCAGACCATGCGGAACAAGCACGCCATCACCCTGGAATACCTGAGAATGGGCGCGCTCAAGGGGATCATCCTCGACGCCGACGGCGACACGCTCTACAACCTCTATACCGAGTTTGGCATCTCTCCCAAGACGGTCAATATCGCCCTGTCGGTAGACGAGACGAATGTGGCGGCGAAGTGCCGGGAGGTGCTGCGCCATATTGAGGACAATCTCAAGGGCGAGGTTTCCACCGGCGTGCGCTGCCTCTGCTCCGAAGGATACTTTGATGATTTGATTGCACACGACAGCGTCAAGGAAGTCTTTCTCAATCACGCGGCGGCCGTCGACCGGCTCGGCGGCGATCCCCGCAAGGGTTTCAGTTTCGGCGGCATCACCTTCGAGGAATACCGGGGCACGGCGACGGATGCTGAAGGCGCTCCCCGGCCTTTTATCGCGGCCGACGAGGCCCACTGCTTCCCCGAGGGCACCATGAGCACCTTCGAGACCATCTATGCGCCGGCGGATTTCATTGAAACGGCAAACACCATCGGGATCGAGCTGTATGCGAAGCAGGAAGAGCGCAAGTTCGGGCGCGGCATCGACCTGCATACCCAGTCAAACCCTCTGCCGATCTGCTACCGGCCGGGCGTTCTGGTGAAGCTGACGAAGTCGTAATCTTGTTTTTTGTTCAGATCCAAGGGAGCGGCCATGGCGAACGGATTTATGGTAATCACTGAAAAAGACTGGGAAGGCGCGACACCTGAACAGCGTTCATGGTGGACATTCAACACATTGCAGCAGGTCCATACACGGCTGACGCGGCTTGAAGGGCGCCGGTGGTACGACAAGGTATCATCCTTTGCCGGCGGGATCTTCGGCGGTGCGCTCGCTACGTTGGGCATACGGTGGGGAAGTTAAGATATGGACGAGCAACTGGCGCTGAAACTGTTTCCGATACATGAAAGGGCATGTCCCTGCTGCGGCGAGAATGAGGTCGACCCGGCATTCCTGGAACGCCTGGTGAAGGCGCGTCTCGATGCCGGCATACCCTTTCCCGTCAACAGCATGTATCGGTGTCCGGCGCATAACCGGGAAATCGGATCGACATCAGATAATCACCCGGCCGGCAGGGCTGCGGATATCGGCTGCACTGATTCGAGCTCCCGTTTCATCATGGTGGCCGCGCTCATCCGGGCGGGGTTCACGCGGATCGGGATCGCAAAAACCTTCATCCACTGCGATACCATGGATGATAACGGTACACCGCCGGAAGTGATCTGGCTCTATTGAGGTGGAAATATGGGTTTCTGGGGAACACTGTTCGGCAGCACGGCCGTCGTTGAAAAGGCGGCCGATACCGTCAGTACCGCCGTCAAAACGGGATTCGGCATGCTCGATAACGCCTTCTATACCGATCAGGAAAAAGCGGCGGATAGCAGAGAAGGCATGAAGATATGGCTTGAAATCCAGAAGGTCATTGCCGGTGAAAATTCGCTGCGATCAATTACCCGGCGCGTTATCGCCTGGGCGTTTGTCGCTCAGTTTTTGCTGGCTTTAAATGTCTGTCTGGTTTGCGTTCTCTTCTGGTCCGACAAAGTTGATGATGTAATCTCCGTGATCTCGGCGTTCCAACTGGGCTGGATCGTGCTGACGATCGTTGCATTTTATTTCGGAACCTACGGCATCGGGCAGATGCTGGGCGGGAAGAAAAAAGGACAGGAATAATGTCACATCAGGCCATACTCCGGAAAGCCGGAGAGGACATCCTGAACACGGCTGGCGCTGACGCTGTTTATACGCCGAATGACGGTCCGGAAGTTCCCTGCAGGGTGCATGTCCTGAATGACATGGACAGGCAGCCTTCCGGTTACGGCGGCCAGATTTACGGTCCCGGCATTGCCCTCAAGGCCCTTTCTCACGTCCTGGGAAAGCGGCCGGAACGGGGCGAGACTTTCGCCGTCGGGGAAATGACCTACCAGGTCGAGGATACCCGCGAGAGTAACGGGATCTTCGTGGTGTGCAGTGTGAGGGAGCATTCATAAGAGGTGGCACATGTTGGATCTGAGGAACAATCTGTATTTATATGAAGTGAAATCATACAAACTCATCACGGCAGGCAAAAAGCTTCTGTCCGTCCAGGTATTAAAAGATGTTACCGGGGGGGCTCCGGCAAAATATATTGCCTCTCCCCTGTCGGATAAAAACGATATTGCCAGGGCGAAACAGGAGTATGTCGGAAAAGGGGAGTCGGAAGAACAGGCACTTCAGGACTGCATCGACAAGATAGCCGATTGCGATCTTCAGGCGATACTGAACAGCACCGGTACGGAGCATTCATGAGCGCTATAGAGCTCAAGCTGAATGAACTCGATCTGCTGAAGGTGAAGGCACTGCTTGCGGGCGTCAGAAACGGCACGCCGAAAGTGATCTCCCGGGCGGTCAACAAGACGCTTGACGGCGTCAAGACCGATGCGGACAAGGAAATCCGAAGCATTATCACCATGAAGAAAACGGATGTCATGAAAACGTTTTCCGCGAGAAAGGCAACGGTGAGCAACCTGTCGGCCCGGGTGACATGCTCCGGCGAGCCTGAGTCGCTTGCCAAATTCAGCAACACCCCACGGAAAACGGGCATCTCGGTGAAAGTTCTGAAAAGCAGCAAGCGCACGGTCCTGAAACATGCTTTTTATGAAACCGTGAAAAGCATTGGCAAAGGGATCTTTGAAAGAAAATATGAAGGCCCTCGAGGACCTGTTCGGGCAAACATAAACTATGCCGCGCTTCCGAAACAATACAGGCTGCCTATCGAAAAGCTCACCGGCCCCCGCGTCGCCGACATCATGGGAAAGCCGACCGTCCTGAAGAAGATCCAGAATCAGGCAAACGAGCGGCTCCATAAAAACATCAGCCAGCAGCTGAATTATGAACTGAGCAAACTATGAACTCCATCCGTGAACAGATTATACAGACAACCCTGGCCGGACTTTCCGACATCCGGACGGCGAACGGCTACAACACGGACTGCGGATCAAACGTCCAGCGGGTGCGCCAGGTTTTCGATCCCGGCGAGCTGCCGGCCATCGATGTCTGGCCCCATCCCGACGAGGCATCGAAAGAATACAGCAACAATGTCCTGATCATGCCCCTTCGCATCAGCGGGCTTGTGCTGTTCGGGTCCGCGAATCCCTCGGTCGTTTCCGAGAAGATCCTGGCAGACCTCGTTGAAGTCATGATGGGCATCACATGGACGCTGCCGTTTTCGAGCGGCGGCCCGTATGTGATTCAGATCGGAGACATCATCGAGGGCGATGATTCGGAAGCCTCGGGATTCGTGGCCGGGGTGCAGGTGACCTCCGGATCCTGGGAAACGGAAGACGCCGCGGGAACTCTCACCCTGCGGCGCGTCACCGGCCGGTTTCTGCCATCAGAGACGCTTTCTGTCGGCACGGAACCGAATGTCTGCACGACCGCCGGAAGCATGAGCGGCACGGAGGCCCGGGAGCGCATCTTCGGGGACCTGGTCGAACGGGTCGAGTACTCATCGGGCGGAACGGACGAATACCCCGAAAGCGGGGAAATTGCCGTTGGAGCGTATGCCCTGATCAACATCATCTACAGAACCAATGCGGGTGATCCCTACTCGCAGCCATAACAAATAAACGACAGGAGGTATCATCATGCCATCAGCCGAAAACGCAATCCTCGAATACGAAGCCGGCCAGAACGCCGTGGCCATGGCGGCCCTGACCGATACGGGCGACCATAAAACATTTTTATCATCAGACGAACTCTGGTCGGACAAGGCGGGATATGAAGCCCAGGTCAGGCCGAACGGACTGGAAACGGGCGGGAATGTCACGCCTGCCGCCTCGGGCAGCAATGACGTGGTCGACGTGGCGGCCCTCACCTGTTTCTTGGCAGGGGTCAATACCCCGGTTGCCGCCGAAA